TTCAAATTATTTTTCGATAGGCTTGAAAATACCCGCAAACCGTTGGGGCTGTAAGCAAAATAATTTCTTGGCTGCAATTTCGCCGGGGAACGGCGACCTGCCGGCAGGCGATAATATATAAGGATAACCAAACGTACCAAGGCGCGGGGTATCGCCCGTTGGAAGGGCAACCAGGCGCGTTGGGGACAATTAAGGAGGGGAGGAATATGGATAGATGGGACGGCAGAGGAAGTTTGAAACTGTGGAAGAATTACAGTTAGCCATAGGTAAGTATTTTGCAGAGTGTAAAGACAATGAAACTCCATTGACGATTAGTGGGCTAGCATATGCCATTGATTTAACGCGGGAAAATATATTAGTGTATGAGAAGGATGAAAATAGAGTAGAATTCCATGACACAGTTAAAAGAGCCAAGGCTTATATCCTTGCTGACCAGGAGGCTAGGCTGGTTTCAGGAAAGAATAATCCTGCCGGTTTAATCTTTTCAATGAAGAATAATTATGGCTGGCGCGATACCCAGGAGATTAATCATACCATCGGCGACGCGGTAATCGTCGTAGGCAAACCTGCCCCGGCGATTGAGGTTAAGGATGAGACGAGGCTGAGATTGAGCAATGAGATTGAGGATGAGTGATAATTATGGTCCGATAATGGATATTATGTAAACCCGCACAATCCCGCGCCTATTGGGTTAGCGGGTTTTTATATGCTCATTTTACAATTTAGCCTGATTATGTTAACTCCCAATATATGCCACACTATATATGGTATAGCCTATATAAGCTGATGTAATGTATATTATAAGCGGAGTTTATGGGAACAGCTCCGGCAACTGATGCGCATTTGCAAGGGCTGTGCCTCGTTTAATTTGTGCGCGTGTGTTGCCGCTCCTGCCTGCGCCGCGCTGATGTGCATGGCGTGGTGTGCACGGGGGGGTATGGGGGGGCGGCAAGGCCCTTTGCCCCCCCGGGGGGGTATATAGTAAGAGTCCAAATAAGATTTTTCTGACAAAAAAGGCTCTCTCCCCCGCATTAACTCCAAAGGCAAAAATACAGAGCTAAGAATACAAGAAGGGCGATTCAGTGATACCAAGGGCTGGACACCCCAAAGTGTTCACGCTGGCGAACACTTATTTCACGCTGGCGAACACTTTTAACCTAATATCTGGTAAATGGGGCATGTAAATGGCTAATGAGCATATGGTAATTTGCACAGAAGAATTACTCACTAATGGCAAAATCAGGCGCACATATACAAATGCTGATACAGGCGAGATGGAAAGCAGTGGGATACATGGATTCAGGCCTGACGCATCAAAGCCATATAAGCCGGAGAACCCTCCGTTTGCCAAACTGTGGATGCCCAACCTGTTAAAGCTAATAAAGAATAAATCATTAAGCCAAGGTGAAAAAGCCCTGGTTTTTGATTTACTTGTGTTTTTGGATTGGCAGGGTACTATGCTTGTGCATCCCGAAAAGGGGTATGCCGTCAATACCCGTGATATAGCAGAGTATTTGGGACTGTCTATCGGGTTTGTGTCTGAAACAATGACATCCCTGCATGATAAGGGCATTATCGGTAAATTCAGCGCAGGCAAAGGCAGGCCGCACAAATATCACTTTAACTGCAATATAGCCTTTTATGGCAGGAACATGAATGACATGAGGGATTATGAACGGTTTAATACAGACTGCTCTTATACTCCTATTCAGGCCATAGAGTATAAGAAGGAAGATAAGAGCATCCGCAAGATACGGCGCGATATTGAGCTGGGTATGACACCGATTGATAAAAGAGGTGACAGGTAATGGCCGGATGTTCCCATGTAGGGCCGCGGCATTTGATAGAACTGCCTGACACGGATGATATCCTCGAAAAACTATGGATGTGTTGTGCCTGCGGCGGAACTGTTGGGCAATATAAGAAGGTTAATTTTGCAGGTTGTAACTTTATTCCCGATAAACACCAATGGATTAATTCCAAAGGCAAAATAATCAGCGAATATCTTTAAGGAGGGACTATGCAAACAGTAAGCCTGTCGTCTGACCCTTCCCTGTGGGAGCAGGTCCTTTCAGCCTGTCCCAGTGTGCCTGTGGACTACACTCCCAACATGATTGCATACCAACAAGCATACTTCGGCTATACTGACCTGTCCTGCACCTTTATACACGAGGGCAGGCCAATAGCCGTTTTTATACTATCAGACAACCTCACCTCTAACGGCATGGGCATCCTCCCTCCCTTGGTTATCCCCGCCTACAGGGGATCTTCCCTCCACCGCAGGCTGATCCGGGAGTGTCTGGCGCTTACCTCCAGCTCCCGGATTCATGCGGTTGATTTCAGAAGTTACGCTATTGACGGGTGGCATTTGGAGCTGATGGCGCGCGGAGGGGTTATATCAGCCGTGTACCATGACTTGTGGGTAGACTTGTCCCTCCCTGTCAGGCAGATTAAATCATGCTTTAGAAAGCAGTACAGAAACTCCGTAAACCAGGGCAGGAAGTTGTTGAATTGTGAGATTGCGGCGGGGAGCGGCCCTTTAATAAGACAACATTTGGAAGATTTCCGCAAGTTACACATTGAGGTAACCGGCAGGGAAACCCGTTCTATTGACACATGGAATAAACAATATGACGCGCTGTCTGATTCTGCGGCCTTTATGGTGTTAATATTTTTCAATGATGACCTTGTCGGCGCGAGCCTGTTCTCATCCTCTAAAAGCCACATTTCCTATTCCGTGGGCGCGTACAGGCGGGAACTGTTTGAGACTATGCCAATCAGCCATGCGGCGCAGGCGGCGGCTATCGAACACGGCAAGGCGCTCGGCAAGCGGTGGTACTACATTGGCAGGCGGCACTACCCGCAGGACACGCCAACGCCAACAGAAAAGGAAGTATCAATCGGCTATTTCAAGCGGGGGTTCGCAACGGATATCACCCCGCAGTTTGTAATTACGTTGGAGGTCTGACGCCATGGCTAAACTTGATTTGTCCCATATCCCGGAAGTCACCAATGATATATATTACCCCCTCTATGACAACACCGACCGCTACCTTGTGCTGTGGGGAGGGGGTTCTTCGGGCAAGTCTTATTTCGCGGCTGAGAAAATAGTTTACCGGATGCTGACCGAGCGTCCCCATAAGATACTTTGCGTTAGAAAAGTCGGCAAGACGATAAGGGATTCCATGTTTGCCGAAATAAAAAGGGTCGTCTATAATTGGGGAGTCGGAGCGTTGTTCAAATTTCCCAAAGGGGTTACCAGCGAGCTTTATATTCAATGCGGGATGAACGGCAATGAGATAATCTTTGTCGGGCTGGATGAACAACATTGTCCAGGATAAACCTCTTGAATTCGGTGAAACTCCCTATGGGACAATACCGAGCCAAGCATCTTAATTTGATATTAATGATGAAGGTGTAACGACTATCGAACCCTGGTTAGGTTTCCAGGTAGTAGAGTAGCCCCCAAGAGGGGGCGAAGCGGGAGGGGAGAGGGTGAAACCTCTCTATGATATAGTCTGACCTTCATGGCAACATGAAGAATCATAGCGGAATCGGCTATGATGCAACAATCAACGGATGTTGAGAAAATTAAGTCCATTGTCGGGCTTACCTCTATTTGGATAGAAGAACCGACAGAGCTGACAGTTGAGGAATTCAACCAACTGGATTAACTTCTTAGTCCCCTATGTTAGTAATAACATAGGCAAAGACGGTGAACCCGCAAATGCGGGGTGTGGCGGTTTAATGCTGCTGCTAACGGGGAATATCTAAATATTCATCAAATATTAACCTGTACAAATTCATTAAGCTATGGTAAAAACAAAAACAGGCATATCGTGGCAAAATGTTGGAGAAGTGTGCCGAGGCAATAGACCAAAGGCGGGCGGGTACAGGTGGCAGTATTATGATGAGTACATGACAACCCCGTGCCAAGCTGATGATAAATCAGAAGGTGTAACGACTATCCGCAAGGAGTAGCTTTAGGGTGAAATTCCCTATTGCGAAGCGCCGTCCATCCCTACGGGATGATGATATAGTCTACTCCCCTAATAAATATCGGGAAACCGAGGGTACTAAACGATAAGAATGCGTGGGGAAACAAAACACTATAAGCAGATTATGCTTACTTTCAACCCAATATATATCACCCATTGGCTGAAGAATGAATTTTTCAGCCTGGAGAATCCAAAACCGAATACTACCACCTGCCACAGTACCTACCATAATAATAAATTCCTCGACGACGCGTCCAGAGAGGTACTGGAAGGATTCAGGGAAGCAGACCCATATTATTATATGGTCTACTGCCTCGGTCAATGGGGCATTGCCGGCAAGACAATTTTCGACGCGGAAAAAGTCACCGGGCGGCTATCATATTTACAGAACAGAAAGCCTTTAAAGGAGGGCTTTTTTACTTACGAATATGAGCATGAAAAGATTATCGACAATACAATCAAATGGATTGACGAGGCGGGCGGGTATATCCGCATCTATGAGGACAAGAAAGAGGGTTATCCCTATGTGATAGGCGGCGATACGGCGGGAGAAGGCAGCGACTGGTTCACCGGCCATGTCGTAAACAATGTGTCCTCCGTGCAGTGCGCCGTTTTAAGGCAACAGTTTGATGAGGATTTATACGCTAAACAGATGTATTGCCTCGGCAGGTATTACAACGAGGCGTTAATCGGCATTGAAACAAATTTCTCCACCTATCCCGTTAAAGAGTTGACCAGATTGGGCTATTACCGCCAGTTTGTGCGCGAGGTTGAGGACAAGATCACCCGGAAGCGCAGGGCAAGCTATGGCTTTAACACCAACAAGCTGTCCCGCCCGGTGATAATTTCAAACCTGGTGCAATTAGTGAGAGAATACCCGGAACTGTTCAACGACATTGCGACTCTGGAAGAAATGTTAACCTTTGTCCGGAACGAAAACGGCAAGGCTGAGGCGCAGGGAGGCAAGACAGACGACCTGATCATGGGGCTGGCGATAGCTTACTACTGCCAGGACCAGCAGGACAGGACGCCCGCCGTCGCCGCCCAGGGGGGGGAGGCATGGCCCTGGGGCGCGCCTTATGAGCAGGCTGATTCGTGGCGGGGCGGAGAGCCGGATAAATCCTATATAAACTACACTTGATTATGGAGGTTGACAAGATGGACGTAATTACAATATCTTCAACGGTTCTCTTTTCAGTCGCCCTGTTATTGGCTTACAGGCGCGGTATATCTGACGGCATACGCCTTTCTGAGGGCAAGCCTGTCGAGCCGGTACACTCCCCCGCGGCGGCTGTGCGGGAGTATAAAGAGAAGAAGGAAGTCAAAGCCGGGCAGGGCTTAATTGACGAGGGGATTCAGAATATATTCAGCTATGATCCGCAAAAACCACAGGATGAATAATATTTGGCTGCGAAAGGATGTGATGGATCCATGCGAAAAAATGACACTGATGTCACTCAGGAGTGGAAACTGTATCAAGCGGGTATAGACTTTAACAATAAAATCAACCTGCGGGAAACAGTAAACACAAACGAGCGTATGTACGCTTGGCGACCAATGGCGGGGAGTTGTATCCAACGGGCTGCCCACGCCCGTTTTTAATGTAATTCGCAGATGTATCAACCACTTTATAGCCTCAATCATGTCGTCTGCTGTCAAGATGCAGTTTACGCCCATGAACGTAGGCTCGCAGGCGGAGGATGCCGAAGGGCAAATAATCAACGGGGCGGCGGGGCTTGTCACCGACTATGCCGATACGATGTGGGAAGATCAGAAAATGGACTTCCTTATGCGCCAGGCTTTGCTTGACGCGGCGGTATCCGGAGACGCCTGCTACCATGCCTTTTGGAATCCCGGCATTGACACCGGGCAGGAGGCGCAGGGCGGCATTGAGGGTGAACTTGTTGATAATGTCAATGTGTTTTTTGGCAATCCAAACGACTACAGGGCGCAGAAACAGCCTTATATTATTCTGTCCTTTAGGCAATTGGTATCCGACCTAAAGGAAGAAGCAAAGAAATATGGAGTTGGCAAGCGCGATATTGAAGCCATTCAAAGCGATTCCGACTATACCGGGCAATCGGGCGATATGTCGCAATACGAATTGGACGGCGCCAATGACGAAGCGGGCAAGACAACTGTAATTATCAAGTATTGGAAAGATAAAACCACAGGTGCGATCATGTTCACCAAGGCCACTAAAGGGGCTGTTATCCGCAAGGATGTGAAAACGAAACAAAAACTCTACCCTGTGGCTATGATGAATTGGGACCACCGTAAAAACTCCTACCACGGACAGGCGGTATGCACGGGTATTATCCCCAACCAGATATTCATTAACAAGATGTTTGCCATGGTCATGCTTAATTTGATGAATACCGCGTTTCCAAAAGTGGTATATGACACTTCAATTATCAAGCAATGGGACAACCAGGTCGGCGCGTCAATCGGCGTTAAGGGCGGACAGGACGTCCGCAACGTGGCGGCTTATATGCAGCCGGGACAGATGTCGTCACAAATTATGAATGTCATTGACGCCGCCATCAGCTACACCAAAGAATTGCTGGGCGCGACAGACGCAGGGCTTGGAGAGGTACGCCCCGAAAACCATGCCGCCTTAATCGCGGTCCAGCAGGCTTCTGCAATCCCTCTGGAGCTTGTCAAGGCAAACCAGTACCAGTTTGTTGAGGACATCGGCTTAATTTGGCTTGATATGATGGGCGCGTATTATGGCCTGCGCGAAGTTGAAATCAATGTTGACGGACAGCGTCAGATGGCGCAGTTTAATTTTGACTTGCTTCAGCAAATAAAACTAAAACTAAAAATAGATGTGGGGCCTTCCTCCTATTGGAGTGAGATAGCTTCGGCGCAGACGCTTGACAATCTGCTTCAAAACGATAAAATCACCTTTATCCAGTACCTTGAAAGGCAGGTAAAGGGATTCATACCCAAGACTAAAGAGCTGATAGACGAGACGAGGCAACTCATGGAAGAACAGGCCAGGAAAGATGCCGCCGCGCAGCAGAGGGCGGAGCAACAGGCTTTTGAACAAACCATGGCGCCCCCGCAAGGGACAGGCGCGCCACCACAATAAAACCAATAGCGAACCGATACCCGCCTGTCGGGCGGGCAGGGGTTCTTTTTTTACGCCTTTCACTTGTTTTGAGCTCGTCAAAACAAGGATAAATTATAGCGCACACCGCGCTTTATAAATGTGGAGGTATTTATGTCTGATGAAATGGCTGCAAGTGAAGTTGTTGGTGGAGTAACAACCGAGCCGGCAGAAACAACGCAGGAAACCGTTACCGAAACTCCTGCCGCCGAACCGGTGGAAAATGCGGCTGACACCGAGCCGGGCGCAGAAACGAAAAAAGAAGAACGCCTGTTCAAACAAGCGGAAGTCGATGGCATTGTGCAGAAACGATTGGAGCGCGAACGGGCAAAGTTGCAGCAGGAAGCAAACAACCACCCTGCCCTTTCCTACGTAGCGAAACTCGCGCAGCAGAACAATATGACCGTTGAGCAGTTTATAGCCGCCTGTGAACAACAGGACAAGCAGACGCAAATCGCCGAGCTTGCACAGACAGGGCTGATACCTGAAGAAATCGCGCAGGAGCTGTACGAATCACGGCAGGAGAAACAGGCGCGGCAGGAAGCGCAGAAACGCCTTGCCCCGATTAACGACCTGCTGAAACTCTATCCGGATCTTAAGCCTGAAGAAGTACCTGAATCAGTATGGCAGGCGCACATCCGGCATGGGCAGCCACTAGCCGCCGCCTTTGCCAAGTATGACGCCGACCGCAAAGACGCCGAA